ATAGATAGCATTTTTAGTATTGAAGAACCGGAGATTGTGATACACATGGCTAGCTTTCCCCGACAGAAAGTTGTGAATGCTGACCCTGCATGGGGTGCCCGTGTCATGATGGAAGGCTTGATCAATGTGCTTGAGAGTGCTAAAAAACATCATGTCAAACGAGTTGTGTATATTTCCAGCTCAATGGTATATGGTGACTTCAAGGATGATGTCACCGAAGACGCTGTATGTAGGCCGCAAGGTCAGTACGGCATAATGAAACTAACAGGAGAAGAACTTGTCAAAGATTATACTCGCCGTGATTATTTTGATCACATTATTATTCGTCCCAGTGCTGTTTATGGGCCACTTGATGTTGAAGACCGAGTTGTCTCCAAATTCATGCTTGCAGCAATGCGCGGCGGAGTGCTCCGGGTCAACGGATCTAGTGAAACGCTAGACTTTACTTATGTTGATGATATTGCTGATGGTATCGTTGCCGCAGTACTAAGCGATAACACAGAGAACAAGACCTACAATATCACAAAGAGCCATAGCGTCACTTTACTAAAAGCTGCACAGATGGCACTAGAATTAGCTGGTGGCGGTCTCTTAGAGGTATGCCCCAAAGATAGTGATTATCCTAGCAGGGGTGCATTAAATATTGACGCAGCTATACAAGACTTTGGATTTAATCCAAAAGTAAATGTGGAAGAAGGATTCCAAAACTATTACAATTGGTTAAAAAAATCAGAATACTATGCCAAAAATAACAACTGAGTTCGTAGTCAAATGGTCAGCTACATTATTCGCGTTGATAACTGTATATTTGACTAGTCACGATTTTATCCCATACAACAAGTATATGGGAATACTAACTGCATTCTTATGGATGTGGTTAGGCTTCATGTGGAAGCAACCTAGCATGTGGGTACTTAACATCATCATGTTAGGATTATACATAAGTGGGTTGTTTCAGGGATAAATATATGCATGTTCATACTACACTTTCTTCCTGATTTTGTAATTCATCTCATCCTCATAGCAGGAATACTAGGAACCATCGCTGGATTCGTTCTAGGATTTATTCCGTTCATCAAAATGTATCAACTACCTATACAGATAATATCTGTATTATTATTGAGTTTTGGTCTTTACATAGAAGGCGGATTGGCTAACGAAGAATCTTGGCAACTAAAAGTCAAAGAAGTAGAAGCTAAACTAGCAGAAAAAGAAGCAGAAAGTCAAAAAGAAAACGTAAAAATTGTAGAAAAAATAGTCACTAAGACAGAATACATAAAAGGTAAGACACAGGAAATTATCAAATACGTTGACAAGGAAGTAGTAAAAGACAACGAGGTAATAAAGTATGTTGAAATGTGTCCAGCGATTCCTCAAGTAATACTACAATCAGTAAATGATGCAGCAAAATTAGCGAACGAAGTTACAAAATGAAATATTTAATCATACTATTCACAGTTTTCCTAGCATCTTGCAGTACTCCTGTACCGCTTACTCCTAAATTTCCAGAAGCACCTGAGACTCTATTAAAAGGTTGCCCTAAACAATTAGAAACTATTGAGGGCGATAACGTCACAATTGTAGACTTTACTAAAACTGTAGTCAAAAACTACGGAACTTACCACGAATGTTCAGCTAAAAATGCTAGCTGGATTGAGTGGTATCAGATTCAGAAGAAGTTATGGGATGAATCTAACTAATCTTAAACTGTGATAAATACACTATAGTTTAGGATTTGGATATGTCACAATTAATAATTAATGTAGGTGCTCAACCTAATGACGGTGAAGGTGATCCGTTACGTACGGCCTTTCAGAAAATTAACAATAATTTCACCCAATTATTTAGTACAAGATTCTTTACTTCAAGTGCATATTCTACTGGAACAACTGCAGGACAAGTGATATTTGAAACTCCCGTAGAAACATTTACACAAGGTGTTTTTCAAATTAATTCTAATGATATTTCGAACAACGATAGTGAAAATATCACATTAACTGCATCTATATTAACAGACGGCAGTGACGTTAAATGGAATGGGCATAGCACTATTTTTAATGGTAATGTACTTACTGGCTACGATATGGATATATTTGATTCAAATGTTCGTATATTAGTTAATCCATTAGTAAATAAAACAATATTTCATTTTATATCATCACAAATCACATGGACAGGTCCTCCTGCAGGAGGATTACTAATTCAAACAGAATCAGATTACAATATAGAAACAGAGAATGATTTTGACTTAATAACTGAAAACGACATAGTAATATGAGAGCAAAAGAATTCATAACCGAACAAAACAATTTGCCACAACGAATTGCCAATCCATTGCCTTCAACATGGGTAATACCAAAATTGCAGAATCAAAATGCATATTTACAATATAGATTCTCTATAGCACTAGCTGGCGCAAAAGCGGCTCGCAATGGAGATATACCTAAACTAGATAAAGAATCTGTTTGGGGAGAAAATCAAATTGTTTCAGGTTATATGAATCCAGGCATTGATAAAGATATTGATTTTGCTTTAGGTGAAATGGGTCTTAGTGGCAAACAACTGGTTACATCTGATAAGAGTGAAGAAACAAGTGATACTGGTATAGTTAGCCCAGTAAAGCCTTTCAAAGGTTATCCAAAATGAGAGCAAATGAATTTATAGTCGAGAGCAAAATGGGAAAAGTATCCGACCATCAACAACAACCAACTGTTGGATTGAATGTGTTTTCAAAGAAATTAGACAGTTATGATAGAATATATGATTTGAATCGATTAATGATGGCTGTAGCATGTAGTGATGGGGTAAACCCAATAGAAATGCCTGCTGAAAGTTGGGTAGGTAAACACAATACCTCGCATCCTTATACTGAAGAAGAACAAGATATGCTTAAGTTAGCATATAAAGCTGCCGGAGTTGAATATAAAGATTTGAATAACGGTGATCTAAGTAGTAAAGAGTTAGAAGATACAAACACACAAAGCATAGTAAAACCATTTAATGGTTACAAAAGAAAATAATCAATCATCATATTCCTAGAATAAGTAATTATATCAAATTTTAGGAATCTAAATGATAATCGATATTAACCAAACACTTGACCTAGTCAAATTAAAATTCTACAACGAATGGTTGTATACTGCTCACATCTACGATGAGGGCGATAGTCAGATGCATTCGTCATTGACTAAATCAGTGGTTGAACAATACATTGACCCATTAAATCTGAAAAAAGATAGCAAGATACTAGACTTAGGATGTGGTCCTGGTTACTTCTTAGATGAAATGAAATCACGTGGTTATACTGATTTAACCGGAGTAACATTAAGTCCCGGTGATATCAAAATCTGTGAAGATAAAGGTCATAAGATTAAAAAGTATGATTTAAGTTTTATCCCACAAAAAGACGGATACCATGATGAAAGTGTAGACTTTATCTTCTTGCGTCATGCACTAGAACATAGTCCATATCCTATCTTTAGCTTGATGGAATATAATCGTATTCTTAAGCAGTTTGGTAAGATATACATTGAAGTTCCTGCACCCGATACTGAAAGACAGCATGAATTTAATCTAAATCACTATAGTATTTTAGGCAAGAATCAACTAGCAGCATTGATTACACGCACTGGATTCAACATTAATTTGTTTCAAAACTTTGAATTTGACATTGAATTTCCAAATGATAAAGATCCAGAAGGTGAAAAGAAAAAGGCAAAAGAGCATTTTTACTGTATTGTTGCTACTAAGCAAAGACCTCTCGATATCAAGTAAAATAATAAATACTCACTACAAGTGAGTATTTTTTTATGTTCGACCCCTTCAAGCAAGCTAAAATTCAAAACGGTTATTCTAAACTTAAGGACGTAAAACTCCCTGAGAAGGATATGACTCTTGACGAACTAAAACGATTGAGTGGGTCTGGCAAAGTTACAGGTGAATATTCATACACACCACTACATGAATTAGCACAAAAGAAACAACAATATATGCGTGAGAATAACATCAAACCAGGAGATCAAGCGTGGTTCAAACTCATGTTCGCTAAAACACATCTTACAGGCGAAGATCCGTTTTCTAAATAATTCTTATTAAATAGAGACCATTCTACTTGGTCTTTCCATAACCATTATTGATAAATATAAGAATAAAAGGATAAGTAATGGCAACGTCTAATTTAGCAATCAAAATAACAGAGTTACCCGAAATAGGTAGCAATATAGCGGCTAATACTTTATTACCAGTAGTTAATATGGCCGGTGATCCAGTAACGCAAAAAGCTAATGTTCAAATTACGGGCAATTTAATTTTATCCGGGGCAGGTGGCGCAAATTTTGTTCCTGCGGCAGTATCTCAAATAGCAGGTACTGTAACAACATCAGCACAACCAAATATCACTAGCGTAGGTAATCTCACAGGGCTAACAATATCAAATATTGGTAATTTTCATTTACCAGGCGGGTTTACTGGGTACATTTTACAAACAGACGGCAGTGGTAATCTAAGTTGGGTTGCCGGTGGTGCTACCGGTCTGACCGGTAATCAAGGTAGTACAGGTGCCACTGGATTGACAGGTACCACTGGATTAGCAGGTGCTACAGGTGCGTCAGGTGTTCAGGGAGCAACAGGTGGCGTAGGATTTCAAGGTGCTACTGGTTATGAAGGAGCCACTGGTGCTACTGGATTAGGATCGTCCGGAGCAACTGGTGATATAGGAACAACTGGTGCAACTGGTGCTACTGGATATTATGGTGCTACCGGTGCTACTGGACATATAGGATCAACGGGCGCAACAGGTGCAACTGGGTTAGGTAGTACAGGTGCTACTGGTGATATAGGTGTAAGTGGTGCTACTGGATATGATGGTGCTACTGGCGCAACAGGACATATAGGATCAACGGGCGCGACAGGTGCTCAAGGTGCAACTGGTGGTATAGGATTTCAAGGTGCAACTGGTGAAGGCGCTACTGGTGCAACAGGAGCAACTGGATATACAGGAACTACTGGTGCAACAGGTAGCACAGGGTTAACAGGAGCAACCGGGGTAGGAGCAACAGGCCCTGATGGTTCAACTGGTTCTACAGGTGCAACAGGTGATCAAGGCATAGTTGCTCAATCTACCGCACCGTCTGACACTAACATATTATGGCTTGATACTAGTATCTCTGGAATACAAGGTATGGGTAGTACAGGTGCTACTGGTGCCACTGGAATTATTGGATCAACCGGTGCTACAGGTTTAGGTGCAACCGGCGCTACTGGTATAACAGGTGCTACTGGGGTAGGTGCAGGTTCAACGACTGGTAGTTGGACATTATCAGCAGGTACTAACACAGTAAGTCTTACAGTACCGTTAAGCGGCACTTACTCAATATGGGTCAGAGGAAATATTCCAAGTGGTATTGTTACATATACTGCTACAGTGGTTGTTACAAATAATAATGTTCCAGTAGTAGGTAGTAGTTATGGTTGGTATTATGCAGCAGGTAATGCATTAGTGCTTACAGCAATACCTACGCAGATTGTTGGAACTGTGAACAATATTAGTAACGCGGTAGTTGCAACTACGACTGCTAATGTATTTACATTTGGTATTACAAACAATAGCGGAACATCACAAGTAGTATATTGGGGTTACATTACTCTTTAACAGTTAAATAGATAGGATTACATAATGTCAGTATTAAAATATTGGGACACAGGAACATCATCATGGCAAGTTGCTATAGTTGGTGCACAGGGTGCAACTGGACTTGCAGGTGCAACTGGACAAACAGGTTCAGGTAGTACAGGTGCATCAGGTGCTACTGGTGCAATAGGTTCAACTGGCGCAACAGGTTACACAGGTAGTACTGGCGCACAGGGTGCAACTGGTGGTATAGGATTTCAAGGAGCGACCGGATATAGTGGAGCGACCGGAGCTACTGGTGCTACAGGGGTCGGAGTTGATGGAGCTACTGGTGCAAGTGGTGCTAATGGCGCAGACGGAGCAACAGGTGCTACCGGATATGATGGAGCGACCGGAGCAACAGGTGCAAGTGGTGCTAATGGCGCAGACGGAGCAACAGGTGCAAGTGGTGCTAATGGCGCAGACGGAGCAACAGGTGCAAGTGGTGCTAATGGCGCAGACGGAGCAACAGGTGCAAGTGGTGCTAATGGCTCAGATGGCGCTACAGGTGCAAGTGGTGCTAATGGCGCAGACGGAGCAACAGGTGCAAGTGGTGCTAATGGCGCAGACGGAGCAACAGGTGCTACCGGATATGATGGAGCGACCGGAGCAACAGGTGCAAGTGGTGCTACCGGCCCAACTGGTGATACCGGTGCAACTGGTTCAGGCACGGGCACTGCTAACAAGATTTTCAACGGCACAAGCTATGCTAATATTGCCTCAGCAAATAGCAATCTACAAATTAGTGTCAATACCAATACATGGAACTTTGGCAGTGATGGTAATCTAACATTGCCTTACAATGCTAAAGTAGCAGTATCTGAATCTACCACAACTTCAGGTGCGTTATCATTAAATGGTACTACTAATTATCTAACACTACCATCAAGTAGTCAATGGATTTTAGGTACAACATGGACTATAGAATTCTGGATTAATGCTAATGCAGCTTCTACCGGATTACTTCAACGAATAATAACACAAGAGCAAGACACAGGAGTACTTTCTTATATAGATATAAATGTATCTAATGGATTACTTGGTATTTTGTGTACTCAAAATAATTCAGTATTTTATACAGAACCTACTCCAGGTCAATGGACTCATGTAGCGATTGTTAATAACAATTCCGCTGATCAATTATTATATGTATACTACAACGGTGTAAGACAAACATTTAATACTGGCTATGGTGGACCCGCTAATTATGGAAGTAGCAATGCTATTACTATAGGTAGATTCCCGGGTAGTGATTTTCAATATTTCCCTGGCAAGTTAGCTGACATAAGAATCACTAGTGGTATAGCAGTATACACCGGCAACTTCACAGTTCCTACTAGTGTATTAACAGTTACACAACCGGCTGGTACTAATATTGCTGCTATCCCAACTACTGCAAGTGTAGTATTACTAATGGGTATGTTAAGTAGTGGCACAGCATTTAATGATAGTAGTTCATACAACACAACGATTACTAATGTTGGTTCGACATTTACTACTAGCGGTCCAGGATTGATTGGTGGCATAGGCGGTGGCATTGTACTGGAATCAATAAGTGCTGAGGGTATAACTTATGATTGGACATTTGGCGTAGATGGTGACTTAACAGTCCCGGGTAGTTTGATTAATGATACTTCAATAGTTCTATCAGCGCCCGCTGTTTTTAACATCTGCACTATTGCTACTGCCGGCAGTGGATATAATACTGGCAGCAGTTTGAAAGCAACTACTGGAGGTTCAGGCACAGGAATGACTGTAGGTATAGGCTACGGACTGAGTAATCAATTAACAAGTGTAAGTGTAGTAAATCCAGGTACAGGATATGTTAATGGTGATGTGATTACTGTATCTGAAGGCACCGGCGGAACATTTGTAATAACCAAATATAATGTATTAGCCAATCAAACCAATAATAACACTGTTCAAACTAATCTTACATTTGCTAATAATACATTAACACTACCAATATACGGTGAAATAGCATCCAATGCTAATATGACATTGACTACTAATTATAGTAACGCAGGTAATACAAGTAGTTGGACATTTGACACAACTGGCAACTTAACATTACCCGATACTACTACTATTAATGCTAATGTAAGCATAACACTTGAAGCAAATGATACTGGAAATATCACGGGATTAAGTGTAATCGGCGATTACCATGCAAATCTATATGCTCATGGTAATATAACATTATATGCGAATACCGGTGGCGCAGGAAGTACTTGGACATTTGATACTACTGGTAATCTAACATTGCCCGGCAGCATCATTGGCACCGCTACCATAGTCATTGACAACCGTACTTCTGGTAATAGTGCAGATATCAATCTCTACTCAGCCGATGACATATTGATACAGGCACGTGATCGTGCTACAGGATCTACTAGTGAAGGCGGTGACATCAATATCTTTGCCGGTGATTCAGCCGAAGACAGCGACAGCAGTGGCGGCGATATTCAAATCATCGCCGGCGACGGTGGAAACGCCAACGTTGACTTTGCCGGCCTGGGCGGATTTATCACTATAGCGGGCGGACGTGGTGGCAATGCTTCCACTGGCGTTGGTGACTACCCTGCCGAGGATGGTGGTCAACTCACACTTCGTGCTGGTGATGCTGGCAGCAATAATGGCAACATTTTAAGAGGTGCCGACGGTGGTGTTGTATACATTGAAGCTGGCGATAGCACTGGCAACGGTATCAATGGTGGTGGCATCAACCTGACCACAGGTTTAGGCGGTGCCAATGCTCTAGCCGGCAATGTAGAGATTAATATTCCCAGCAGTGATTTAGGTGCTGGCGGTACCTGGATTTTTGACGGTTATGGTAACTTGACACTGCCAACTAATGGTAGCTTAAACTTAACCGGTGGAGGCATCAATCAAGCTAGTAATGAGACTCTCCTCATAACAACCTTTGATGATAATGGCATTGTAAGTTCATCTTTAGAGCTGTCGCCCGGCGATACAAC